TATCCAAATTTCGAAAGGATATCAGTTTCTTTGAGCACAATGATGATTGTCCAACGTGCAGGCAGGCCATTGCCTCCGAGTTTAAGGAAACGGAGTTACAAACCTTGCAGACCAAGGCTCAAGAATGTGAACACGGACTGACACAATTAGAAGTTAAGTTATTGGAAGAACAAACTAAACTGAATGAAATAACTGAAATTCAAAAACGAATTCAGTCCTTACAGATTGAGATTGCAACCAAGAACACTTCTATTGTTGAAACAAACAAATACATTGCTAAGTTGGAAAAATTAATTGAAGAATTAAAAACAAACAAGGCATCAACAGAGATAGAAGAATTAGAATTAAAGACATTAAATGATACGTTAACTGAGTTAAAAGGTAATTTAAGAACTCTTATAGATGAAAAGACATACTATGAGATAGCATCTGGTCTGTTAAAAGATACTGGTATAAAAACAAAGATTATCAAACAGTATCTACCAATCATCAACAAGTTGGTGAACAAGTATCTTGCATCATTAGATTTCTTTGTGAACTTTAATCTTGATGAATCTTTCAAAGAAACAATCAAGTCAAGGCATCGTGATGATTTCACCTATAACAATTTTAGTGAAGGTGAAAAACAACGAATTGATATGGCTTTGATGTTGACATGGCGTGCAGTTGCCAAGTTGAAGAATTCATCTAACACTAATTTGTTGATACTTGATGAAGTGTTTGATTCAAGTTTAGATACAAATGGTACTGAAGAACTGATGAAGATTCTTCATATGCTTGAAGGTGTGAACCTGTTTGTTATCTCTCACAAAGGAGATATTTTACAGGATAAATTTAGTAACGTGATTCGATTTGAGAAAGTAAATAACTTTAGTAGGATAATGAAATGAGTGATATATTAAAAATTGATACCGCAGTAGCTTCTGGAATCAAAAAGGTAGAAGAAAAAATAAATCCTTTACCTGTCTTTGATGACAACAATGCTTTATTGTCTGTTGCAGTACCTGAATACACAGGTACTTTGCCAAGTGCTGCGATGACCACTTTAACTAAACGGTTGAAGATGACTATGAAACTATACAGTGGATTAGGTCTTGCTGCAAATCAATGTGGTATAAAAGAACGTGTGTTTGTTATTGGTACAGAACAGTTTCAAATGGCATGTATCAATCCAAAAGTACTTGCAGTATCAGAAGACCTTGTAGAAGATACCGAGGGTTGTCTTTCGTTCCCTGCTTTCTTTTTAAACTTTCCTCGTCCCAAATGGATTGAAGTAGAGTATGTAAATGAACAAGGTGAAACAATTCAAACACATTTAGATGGCTTGACTGCAAGATGTTTTCTACATGAACTCGACCATTTGAATGGTGTTAAGTTTACCAAGTATGTTGGTGCGGCATCTATTCTACAGGCAAAAAGAAAACAAGAAAAAATGATTAAGAAAATCGTTCGGAGAAAGAAATGAATCTTGCCACATTAGATGACTTGTCTGTGATAGAATCTATTTTTGCGCCGTATAGAAAGGAATATTTTCCTCATATACGGCAAGATTACCTAAAAAGAAAAATTGAAACAAAGAATGTTATTCTGCAAGATGGTGTGGTGATTGTTTTTGGTGTGTATAAACGAAAACAGAAAATTGGTAAAGTAGAATCACAAAAAGGTGATGCACACATTGGCCAGATTGTCACACTACAACAAGGTTCAGGCAATGCAAGAAAAGTATTGAATGAATTCTTTTCAATGCACAAAGTTGTTTGGTTAACTGTCAGAGAAGCGAATTCACGGGCAAGAGCATTTTATGAAAAAAATGGAATGAAGAATGTCGGTGATATCAGTTGGTCTGGTGGTAGTATTCCTGGTGTTGTATATAAATTTGAAAACAAAGAATGAAATATTTTTACGAAAAAAATAGAGAACTGCTTGAATCAGATGTGAACAAGAAGTTTGAGGACATCCTTGCAATGAGTAAGGATGAGTTTCGTGCTTGGGCTATTGATTTGAGAAAAACAGTTGTCTATTTGTGGGATGAAAAAGGTCAACCTCCAAGAGTTGGGTATGATGAACAGGAAATCATAGACCAGTTTAATGAGATGACTTCTTTTCCTGTCCACAAGTTTCTCGTTAAAGATGAACTCACTGGCGAAGAAGATGTTATTCGGAACACAAGTGTAATTGGTAATGCAGTCAATCAATGGTTTCCTACCATGATGAAGACTCGTATCAACTACACAGCAGATGTGAACAGTGGCAAATCAATTTACGATTACTTTGCCAAAGAAGAACTGTTGGATACATTCATTACGTATGCATCACGGCACTTCAAAAGAGATTCGTTCTATCATTATTCTGCACCAATTAAATTGAATCAGGTGATTGAGATTGGTTCTTTGACTTTCCGTGCAACATCAACCAATGAATTTCTGCAATGGTTTGAAACAAAGGCTCGTGCATATGGTACGCATGACTACTGGATTGAACCTAATGCAGGTGATAAAGAGTACACTGGTTACAATGAAGAATTGAAAGACCAGACATATCTGCGAATCACAAAAGATGAATTGCTTGCACTAGATTTTATTCCTGCAAACTGTACAACGAATGTTGAGCATAAAGATGCACAGTTGTTCCGTATTCGTTTGTATGAAAAAGGACAGAAACTATTTCCTGTTGGTCTAAAAGCATTCCGTATTTCATTCTGTCAGTATGCAGTTAATTTCCCACCATTGACTGCAAAGTTTTTGTATGAGAGATACACTGACCATATCAAAACACAAGAACAAATTAATTTGTATGACCCATCATCAGGATGGGGTGGTAGATTGTTGGGTGCATTATCTGTTGATGATGAAAGAAACATCCATTACATCGGTACGGATCCAAACAAAGACCACAGTACAGAAAATGGCCGAACAAAGTACCATGAGTTTGCCGACTTCTTTAATACAAAGACATATCGTGCAACAGGATTGTATCCAAAGACACACACATACGAAATCTTTCAACATGGTTCGGAAGAGATTCATAAAGACCCTGAGTTTAAAAAATACAAAGGTAAGTTGGATATGATTTTTACATCACCACCTTATTTTGCAAAAGAAGCTTACTCAGAAGATGCTGAACAATCATACAAAAAGTTTTCTCAATATGATTTGTGGCGTGATGGGTTTCTACGTCAAACGCTTGAGACATGTGTTGAGTATTTGAACCACGACCGATATCTTTTGTGGAATATTGCTGATGCAGTTTTTGGTGGTGAGATGTTGCCACTTGAACAAGATTCGATTGATATACTTACCTCTAAAGGCATGATATATAAAGGCAAGATAAAAATGGCACTTGCACAGATGCCAGGCGGTAACAGAATTGATACTGAGACTGGTCTGCCTAAGGCGAAAAACTTTTGTAAGATAAACGACAAAATGTGGCTCAAATATGAACCCATTTTTGTGTTTTATAAACCTTAAAACAAAAGTATTACTGTTGCTTTCATGCAACAGGGGCTTGACTTCCTCATTGGTTCTGTTACAATAGTCCTATAAATCGAGATAGGAAAATCAATGAGTTTTACAGTTGAACAAAAAAATCTCTTGACCAAATTAATGGCAAGTGAGAATCTTACAGTCGAACACCAAAAAATCCACACGGCTAAATTCGATCCTATAAATCGTGTTTTATATCTTCCTATCTGGCAAGATATGAGTGGTTTCATGTACGACCATTTAGGCGGTCATGAAGTAGGTCATGCATTGTATACACCTGCGGATGGTTGGCATGATGCCGCTGTTGACAAAACAAAAAATAAAAACTACAAATCTTTCCTGAATGTTGTGGAAGATGCTCGCATTGAGAAAAAAGTAACCCGTAAATTTCCTGGTCTGAAAACTTCCTTTAAAAAAGGTTTTCAAGAATTGCTTGACCGTGACTTTTTCGGTATCAAATATAAAGATGTTAACAAATTGGCTTTCATTGAACGCCTGAATCTTTATACAAAATCACAATACACTGCTGATTATATTAAATTCACCACACAAGAAATGGTCTATGTTACTAAGGTACAAAACCTTGAAACATGGGATGATGTTCTTGCCTTGACTGGTGAAATTTACGATTATTCAAAAGATGAACAATTCGACATGCACATGGAACAACAAATGCGTGATTTTGAAATGTTCAATTCTGATGATGATACCGATACTGATTCTAATTCCGATTCTGATTATGAATACTCTGAGGAAGAAGATGAAACTGGTGAGCCACAAGATAGTGACAACTCTGAAAAATCCGATGAAAAATCAGAAAAACAAACAGAAGAATCTGGTGATGTTGATGCTGACTCAGACGATACAGAAGAAGAAGATACAGAAGAAGAAGATACAGAAGAAGAAGATGCGGAAGAAACCGAATCAGAAACAATCAATGAGCTTGACCGATACAAAGAATCGGTAGAATCACAACGTGACCAATTTACACCTGAATGTAGTACTGACGACTCTTATCGCCAGAATGAAAATTCATTGCTTGATGCAAAATGCAAACCATACCTTTATGTGGATGTGCCTACTGTAAATGCTAAGAATGTATTTACAAGTGCTAAACGTGTACATGAATTGTTGACTATAGGTTTCGATGAACAAATTGAAGGTGGTTATTTTGATAACGCATATGTTCAAGGATTAGTGAACGATTTCAAGAATAAGAATGACCGTTACATTGGTCTGCTTGCTAAAGAGTTTGAAATGCGTAAGGCTGCCAAGGCGTTTAGTAAATCTAAATTGTCTGACACTGGTGACATTGATATCAACAAATTATCCAACTATAAATTTGACGATAACATTTTCCGCAAAGTGATGATGATACCAAAAGGCAAGTCGCATGGTCTTGTATTGTTGCTTGATTGTTCTGGTTCTATGTCTGACAATATGGAAGGTTCAATTGAACAAATTTTGGTTCTTTCCCTGTTCTGTCGCAAAGTGAATATTCCTTTCCGTGTGTTTGGTTTCACTGATTGTATTTCAACATACAAGTTTGACCGTAATATTGACCTAGATGCTTATAATGAAGACATTTCATTCTCTAATAATCCTGGTGAATTAGGTTTTTCTAATGTTCAATTACGTGAGTACTTGAATTCTAAAATGTCAAATACCGAATTCACTAAGTGTTTGCGAAACATGATTTTGTTGAAACAATCCTACAGTGTTATAAGATATCAAAATCGTGTTAGACGCCCTGCTAGTGAGAATCTTTCTAACACACCTTTGGTTCAGGCTGTATTTGCAATCGGTTCAATTATGGATAACTTCCGTAAATCTAACAATGTTGATTTGACCAGTTTGATTATTGTACATGATGGTGATGCTGATAATGCTTCTTCCCATTATGTTGAAGTTGACCACAAAGACTATAACGGTAAAATGATTAAAAAAGTTTGGTCATATAGTTTTGATTTGCGGACTTACAATGTTATTGTGCGTGACCGTAAAAACAAATTTCAATATGTAATGAAACAAAATCCAGAAAAGAGTTATGCTCATTATACCAATGAGGAATTGTTACGTGCTGCATTAGAATGGGTTCGTGTTGTTGGAAAATCCAAAGTGTTTGGATTCTTCATTCTCGGTTCACGGTACTCTGTGTCAAAAAATTCAATTCGTAATCGTTACTTTTTTGATGATGGTAAGTCTCTTGCTGATTTGAGAAAAGAAAATGCGTTTGGTTATTTTGATACAGAAAAAAATCTGTTGAAGAAATTCAAAGCCGATAAATTCCTAATTTCAAATACTGTAGGCTACAATTCATTCTATTTGATTTCTGGTGGTTCTGATTTGCAAACCGAAGAAGAACAACTTGAAATTACTGGTACAGTTACTTCAAATAAATTGAAAAATGCTTTTATGAAAATGACAAAAAAGAAACAAGTGAATCGGGTACTAGTATCCAAATTCATTCAAGGAATGGCAGTTTGACCTGTTGTTTCTACGCAACACAGGGGCTTGACAAATCTGCCCACTGTGTTATACTATGTGTATCTTGTGAATTAAAAGGAATTTGTAATGACTAATCGTGTTGAGCTTCGTGATGAATTTTTAAGTCGCCTAACTAAATTGGGTAAACCAATTGTTACTCGCAACGAAGTTAAAGAAATTTGTAAATCAGTGGGTATTACTGCTCAGTGGTTTGTTAACAATCCAGAAAATCGTATCGGTCGTGGTCAATACAAAGTCCCTTCCACTCCCGCAATTGCAATGACAGCTCAAGTTTTACCTATGACTAAACAAGTAGAAAAATCTGAGAACCGTATTCAGAATGTTCAAACAGATTTGGACTCTACTGATTTGGTTCCTAAATCATATAAAAATTATGTGCCGTTCGGCAACTTTGAAGATGTGCTTTCGATTGTAAATGCACAACGATTCTTTCCTGTTTTCATTACTGGTCATTCTGGTAACGGTAAAACAATGTCGATTGAACAGGCTTGTGCCAAGTCTAAACGTAAATTTGTTTGCGTATCAATGACACCTGAAACCGATGAAAGTGATTTACTCGGTAACTATGTTTTGATTAATGGTAATATGGAATGGCGTGATGGTCCTGTTACAACGGCTGCTCGTCAAGGTGCTGTTTTATGTATTGACGAAATTGATTATGGCGCTCAAAATCTTTCTTCATTACAACGTGTGCTTGAAGGTAAACCATTCATGCTGAAAAAGAAAGGCGAATTGATTTCTCCTGCGCCTGGTTTTACCGTATTCGCTACTGCCAATACAAAAGGTAAAGGTTCTGATGATGGTCGTTATATGTTCACCAACGTATTGAATGAGGCTTTCTTAGAACGATTCCGTACAACAATGGAACAAGAATTCCCTCCAGTCAAAGTTGAACGGAAGATTATCGAAAAAGAATTGACCTCTGTTGGTCGTGCTGACACTGATTTTGCTGAGAAACTTGTTACATGGGCTGATGTTATTCGTAAAACATTCGCTGACGGCGGTTGTGATGAAGTGATTTCTACTCGCCGTTTGGTACACATTGTTGAAACATATGGTATCTTTGGTGATAAGATGAAGTCCATCGGTTTGTGTTTGAACCGTTTTGATGCTGACACTAAGGCATCATTCCTTGACTTGTATACCAAAGTCGATGCAGGTGCAAATACCGAAGTGATTCTTGCCACTACAATGACAGAAGAACCTGAAATTAATGAGGATGATATCCCATTTTAATTAGGGCAATAGTGCGTTCTTTACCTTAAAAAGTATTGACGCACTATTTTTTTTATGTTATACTTACACATCATTTGAGAGATTGAGTCGCCTCTCAGATAATTTTTTTAGCGATTCGTTTTTATCATGGAGATATTATGTCTACAAAATCCAAAGTCCTTGCTTACCTTTCTAAAGAAGGTTCTTATAACACCCTGACAGCAAACAAAATGCAATCAGTTTTTGGTGTTGCAAATCCATCCGCAACCATTAATGAGTTGCGTAATGAAGGTCATGCAATCTACTTGAACACTCGCTACAATGCGAATGGACAAAAAGTTGCTTTCTATCGTTTAGGCACACCAACTAAACGCATGGTTGCTGCTGGCATTGCCGCACTGCGTTCACAAGGTGAACGTGCTTTTGCCTAAAATTTCTTAGGAAAAGCCTCAAAGAAGCGATATATAATAGTATCGCTTCTTTTTTTATTATAAGGTTATTATGGAAATACAAGTTAAAATTGATGATTTGAAAAAACATAAACTGTTTGTTGCCACTCCTATGTACGGTGGAATGAATCACGGTTTATATATGAAGTCTTGCCTAGACCTACAGACAACAATGCATCGCTATGGAATCGAAGTTAAGTTTTCATTCCTGTTTAATGAATCACTAATCACAAGAGCTCGCAATTATTTGGTTGACGAGTTTCTACGCACAGATTACACACACTTACTTTTTATTGATTCAGATATTCACTTCAATGCACAAGACGTAATTGCTTTGTTGGCACTCGACAAAGATGTTGCTGGTGGTCCTTATCCCAAGAAGTCTATGAATTGGAGTAACATTGCTCATGCAGCAAGAAAACATCCAGACCTAGAACCAAAAGAGTTAGAGAACTTAGTTGGTGAGTATGTGTTCAATGTTGTAAAAGGAACATCCACATTCTCTGTTACCGAACCACTTGAAGTCATGGAAATTGGTACAGGTTTTATGATGGTGAAACGTGAAGTGTTTGACAAGATGAAAGAAGAATATCCTTCTATTCGTTACAAACCAGACCACGTTGGACAAATGAACTTTGACGGCTCACGATACATTCATGCTTACTTTGATACAGTAATTGACACCAAAGAATCAATCGTTGGTGGTGGTTCTGAACGATATCTTTCCGAAGATTATATGTTCTGTCAAATGTGGCGTAAAATGGGTGGCACAATTTTCTTATGCCCTTGGATGAAAACACAACACATTGGCACTTACGCATTTACAGGTAACATGCCTGCTGTTGCGAATTATACTGGTAAGTTATAAGGAGTTTTTTATTATGAATTGTGTGAGTCTCTTAACAAAAATAAAATCTTTCAGAGAAAAAGATTTAGAAAAATGTAAAGAATTAATCAATGTTGATTCGTGGCCTGAATACTATTCTGATGAATTAGTAGACCACGAACACAAACGATTACCTATCTCTATAGTATTATCTAATACAGGTCATCCCTTTCAATTAGTTGAAATCAGTAAGATTAATCTAAGCAATTCCTATTCACAAGAATTTAGGAATGGTGGAGAGAATCCAGAAAAACCTTCCATTAGACTTAGTTTACATGCAAAAGGTTATTTCTTAGACACACAACCAATACGATTAAGACTCCATAAAAATGGAGTGTTATCAGTTGGTTCTGGATATACACGACTTGAACTTTTAATTGAATTGGGATTTAAAAACATCATTTGTGTAATCTACAGAGGTGATGAAGACGCTTCAGACATTGAAATTAATAACGCTTTCAATATTTTCTTTTTCAGAGATAATGCTAATCATCGCCCAGCAGGAATGATTACTAAAGATGATGTTGTTTTCAATGTTAAAAACTCAGTTAAAAAGGGTGAAATCGCTTTAGAACCTGATGCAATTAGATATCAAGTTAATGCTATGACTGAACCAACTTCTTGGACTAAAAACACCAAAGAAGAAATAGCTGCTATTGTATTTAATGCTTGCAACAATTATACAGATGAAAATGGTAATGATGTTATTGTTAGGTCGTATACAACAGAAGCATCAAAAGATGATTTTATGGT